CAAGGTCATTGCCGCCGATCAGGAGGGCGGCAAACAGCATGCCGATGCACGACACGACGATCAGAAAGGCCATCGAGCGGCGCCAGATCCAGGAGCGTTCCATCAGCGTGTCGCCCCTTCGCTTGAGATAGCCGTAGCCTTGCCGCGCAGCGCGGGATAACCCTTGACCGGAAACGTCTTCGGCCAGCGGAAAGCGATGAACTTGTCACGCGGGAAGCTGGACAGGTTGATGGCGTTCTGCTGGTTGCCGCCCAGCAGCACCACCTTGTCGCCCTCGACGCCGGCCACGAAGCCGACATGCCCGGACGAGGCCGACCACCTGATGACGCCAACGGAGCCGACGAGCGGCGCCTGCACATTGATGCCGAAGATCGCCCAGCCCTGCGCCCAGAAGGGATTGGCTGGCAGAGGCTCGTCCGGAAGCACCTTCGCGATGCAGCTCTCGACGGCATCCCCGCACCAGGGCAGCGAAGCTGGATCTCCGAGGAACTTGCCGATCTTGAGGAAGTCGATCAGGCGAGCCTTGTCGCGCACCTCGTGCAGCCCCATGCGCCGATGCATCTCGGCCATCCATGGCGGCATGGTTTCGGCCGGAACATCGACCTTCAGCGGCGCCACCCGGGCGCCGGGCTGAAGCCGCAGAGCCTCGACCGAGGCGCGGTCGGCCACGCCCGTCTCCGGCAGCCCCATCCTCTTCTGAAACGCCTTCAGCGCCGCGATCGAGACACGCCCCCAATCGCCATTGATCCCGACCGGATGCCCATGCACCGTCAGCCGGCCTTGCAGCCAGTGCTCGAACTCCATAGCAATGTCCTCTTAATTTGGTCCAGACTTCAGGAACCCGAGCCTACGGCATAGCCTAGCTGCTTGAGCCGCGTTTGCAGTTCAAGGGTGTCCGTCAGGGATGTATAAGGTTTGTAGCCACGCGGGGCATGGCGACCCGCCGCAAAGGCGCGTCACCGTTGTTGTAACTGCTATGCTTCAGAAAACTCTATACAGAGTTGCCTTCATTCGCTGGTTCAGATCCGCGTTCCAGGTTCGGAAGATCGCGCTTGTTCCTGTCACTTCGATCATTTCGGCTTGGCCGAACACACTAGCGATCTTTTCCTTCCACCATTGCGCCGGTTGCACTGTGGCATGCGCATTCTCACCATTGGGCAGAATAGTAGAGGCGGGCCGAGTGTCGGCAGCGATGATTGCATGCGAGGAAAGTCGCCTGATGTCCTTCAACACGAGGTCGATTTCATTGAGGTCCAGGTGTTCGACCACATCCGTGCAGGTGACGATGTCGTAGGCTTGGCGAGGAATGGTGTCTATACCTGGTATTGCGGGATCATACCTGTCTCGGATCACGAGCGTCTTGCACCGCAGAAGGTCGGCAGTTTTGCTCTGACCTGCCCCGTAGTCCAGCAACGATTGAGGCTTCAGGGCACGAACCCAAGGCTCTATTTTGCGCCGTGCTTTTGCTGATCCATTCCCATAGGTTTTTGTCTTGTGAATGAGGGAATACTGATCCAAGTTTCGTGTCGCAACCATCCAGCGCTCCATTTATCTGACTGCAAGCTTTCAATCAGATTGAAAGGCGCCTTGCAATGCAGTTATGAAGGGAGGTTGGCGCACCTTCGCGCGCATTTTCTATAGGCATGAAATGGTTGTTGGATCAATAAACCTCGACGCATTGAAGAGCTTCGCGCTCATGCGCTCGCAAGTACTCCCTCCTGTGAAGTCGAAGGCACTGGTTCTCGGATCGGGCCCCAACCCCATCATCCCGGATGATTACGACCCAGCTACATGGAGCCTTGTGACGATCAACGCCTCTCAGGCATCCGTTCCACATCTCACGCCAGACATAACGCTTTTGGGTGCGTCGACACTACGAAACAAGCCGGCGAACGTTGAGGCGAAGCAAGCTCTACGAGGGCTGCGCACAGGATCGCTCATTCTGTTCAAGGGCCGCCAAATGCCGGACCGAAAGAGGTTTCGCCTCCTTAGGATCGGTTACAGCTATCGGCAGGTCACATTTTTGCGCCTCAGCGAACGTGCGCGCTGGAACCAAGAGGTGATGGGCATTGATCCATCAATTAGGCCAAGCAATGGCGTTTCCACGGCTGCGCTTTGCTGCTGGCTCGGCGCCCGCACTATCGTCATGACAGGCTTTTCACTCACGAAAGAGGGACACGCTTACAACAACAAAAATCGTGAACGTGCCCACGTCGGAGATGACCGCATCGCGTTGCGGAGAATGATAGATCTCGGACTACCGGTATATACCACTCAAAGCGACTTCGCGGAGGAGTCCGGCCTAGCCCTATGGCAAGATAGGCCAGCTAATCAGCGGCAGTTCTGCGATGATTTCGGCGACTGAGGGCTGAGTGCGCTCCCCGCCCTGAACGCGAGCCAATTCTTGATAGGCATAAGCCCAAACGGCATCACGCCATGCCACGAAAGCTTGCGCCTCGGCTGCCCACTGGAGGTTTGTGGACGACACATAGGAGGCGAGCGTCACACCGTCGCGGAAGAGCTTGGAGCGAGCTGCCGCGTCAACGTGGGCTTGAATGGCGTCTTCGTAATCGGCGACGTTGGGGGCGGGTGGCACATGAGCGCCCACCTCACCAAGCGTTGCAGCCTCGTACAGGTCGCGACCAAGCTGCTCCACATCATCTGGGCGAGCCGTGAATGGTATCCACCCATATACGGGGTGCTCGATCTCCATGTCGATCTGCTGGCCGTCTGTGGAAGAATAGCAGGGATTTCGGAAGTCATAGGTCATCAGGAAATCCTAAGCCAGATGGTGCCAACTGTCGACGCAGAAAGGGCGACCCCGAGGCATCGCCAAGTTCCAGACAAGGCTGTTGGATCGGTACCAGAACCGTTGTTGCATACCGTCAGGTTTGAACCGGCAGTCGTGGAACCGAATGCCACAGCGGCATTTCTAGAGGCCTGCACTATTGAGCCAACGGCGCCAGCCGCAATTGCCGCGACATTGGGGGCCACGTCAGATGCAGTGACCAGCGTCCCCGAGGGAATAGTCACGTTTCCGTTCGGCCATGTCACCGTGCGGTCAGCGGTGTAGGCTGCCAGGTTCGCAACCTGCCTATTCGCGCCGCCGCCCGAAACATTGATACGGCGGGTAAATTCGATCACACGCCAGACGTTGGACGCGTCCTTAACCACCCGCATCAGCATGCCAGCGAATGTGGTGATGTTCGCGCCTGTCCCGGTCACGAGGTTCGCGCCGTTTGTCACCGTCAAAGCGCCGGCAAACTTCAGCAGGTATTGCGTGCCTTCAGGGGCAGACGTGCCGAAGCTAGTGACTGTAGTCGTGCCAGTGACATTGACCGCGGTCGATGCTGCTGCACCTAAGTCGACGGTTGCTGCCGATGCTATATCCACGAATGGCGAGGCCTTGTCAGCCTTCCCCTCGACGGCTGAGGCGACGAGCACGGAGATGTCGGGAAGATCCCCGAGTTCTATCAGCTGCAACGCGTCCTCAATCGCGACGCGCCCCTCCTCGCCGGTGGGGTCGACGACGATCAGGAACAGTCCACGTACAGCAGGAACGGTTTCGCCGAAGGAGTTCAGCGTGACTGGCGTGTCGATCAGTTCGGGCATCGCTTAAGCCCTCGCCGAAAAACTGATGGCGCCGCCACCCGCACCGCCATCCAGCTCGTAGACGCAGCGAATCCGATAGCGGCTGTCAGCCCGAGCCATCATGTTGAATTCTCCAGCCGTCCCGTTGCTTGCACGGAAATCTGTCACAGCCTGTATTGCCACGAGCGGCCGCCGTGACCAGTTGATGTTGAACAACTGGGCTTGACCGCCGACCAGGTTGCTCGGGAGCGCCGCATTCTGGAAGGAAGTGGAGCTGAAGGTTACGGTTTCGTCTTCCGCGACCAGGAAAGCCTTGTTTTTCAGTGCCGTCACCGTCGCGATGTTCGAGGCATTCGTCTGCACCCGGTGCGTCAGCATGTCGTCGAAAGTGGTGTCAAAGGCCGTGCTGGTTTCTGCCAGCGCTCCAGGATTATAGGTCGGGTCCGCCAAGTCCTTCAGCGCCCAGCCGGTCGTCCAGTTCTTGCGCAGGTGATAGGTCTTGTTCGCCACTGTCGTCAGGTTCTGCAGCGATGTCACATCGTTGAAACAGCCGCGATGCGTGACGGTAATACCGGCCGGGATCTGCAGATTGCCGGCAGACACCACGGTTAGGTTGAACGAACCGTCCGCCGTGTTGACCTCGGGGAAGACAGGGTTGCGCGACCGCAGAAGAAGCAGGAGGTCATCGACCGGGCTGCCTCCGCCCCCGCCGCCGGAGCCGATCGCAAGTGCGATCTTCTGGTCGATTGCCTCCTCCAGCTGGCTGACGCTGCCCGCATCTGGCGCGAGACCCGCCCCGGTGATCACGGTCATGATCTCCCGCATGGGGAATTCGATCGCCTTGGCAGGAACGGCGGAGCCTTCCTGGCCGGAGCTTTCGTCAACATAGGGCGCGTCGGGATCGGCTGAGCCGACCGGCGGAAAATATTTCATGATGTCCTCGCTTGTGGATCAGACCCCAATCAGGATCGGAGTGTCAGGATCGGGTTGCCCGCGCTGTCCTGCATCGGCTGACCCTCGGATGTGACGAGCGGCGCATAGGTGAGCCAGGGTTTAGCCACGGGCGTCACCCATGCCGGCAGGGTCTTTTTCAGGAGGCACAGGATCTCGTCTGCGCCCGTCACGGCGTAGAGGCGGTCGCGGCCCGTGCGGCTCGCCCCGGTGATGAAGCGGCTGATCGACGAACCGCGAATGCGGACGTAGACCAGCGTTTCCAGCCCTGCCGTCCCGGTCTTGTGCCTGCCGCCGCAACGCGAAAATCCCACGCGAAACGCCGCCGGCTCCTCGATCTCGATGATGTAGCCATACTCCGCCGCCAGCCGCACGAAATCCTCAGGGCTCGCCACAGGCTCTGCTGCCACCTTGCGACGCAGCGCCAGCAGCCTCTGCGGAGTCGGCTGGTCCCCGCCGAAACAGCGTTCCGGCAGGCCATGCTCCGCCTCCCAGTCGGGCAGTGTTTCGTTGAGCGTCTGGGCATTCCCCTCCAGCGCCAGCCGGAAGCCCCGGGCGTAGAGCCATTCGAATGGCGAGAGCAGCACCCGCGTGAAGCGCGCCAGAACCGAGGACAGCGAATGCGCCTGGCCATCGGGCGTGCCCCAGGCCGCGCCGGGCGGCCAGAAGGAAAGCCCGGCCGAGATTAGCCGGTCGCTATCGGGCGAGGCCAGCGCGTCGGACGGCGCCGGCAGTACGACAGGCGTCGACGCCTCGTAACGATTGGTGAGCGTGAAGCGCGCGGGATGCCTAGACAAAGCTCACCTCACCCACAACAGGATAGCGGCCCGCCGTATAGGGCAGATCGTCCAGCGGCCATAGCAGCACATGGCTGTTCTCCCCGGTCACCTGGCTCACCGCTTCCGAGATCCAGCTGCGCGACAGCCAGAACGTTTCGCCAGTCGGCACAGGCACCGCCCGCTCGTAAAGCACGGCATCGATCGCGGCATGGATCGCCGCGCGCACGGCGGCACTGTCTGTCGAAAGATCCCCGATGATCGGGTTCAGCGGCTCAGGCGTCGGCGCTACCACCACGCTGCGGTCGATCCGGATGAGCCGTTTTGCGTCCAGTGCGGCTTGCGCCACCAGAACATCGCCGGCGGTCGGTATCCGGTTCGGGCGCCCCTCGAAGAGGAAGTAGACGACGAGATAGCCCGGCGACAGCGGGCGGCGGAAAGCCCAGGCCTTTTTCACCCCCGGCACATCGCGCACGATCCGCTCATAGTCCGAGAGCTTTCCCGATCCCGGCGGGTTCGCCTTGCGAAACAGCACCCGGGCGCGGAAGTCTTCCGTGTCCTCGATATCGGCGCCGCCACCAAGCCCGTCAGCCGAGACGGTGAAGGCATTGTCGAGCGTGGGATACAGGCCGGGATCCGCGAGTGTCAGCTGGCCGCCCGCATCGCGGTTGGTCGAGGCACCCTTTTGCTCCGCAGTGACGGAGAAGGTCAGAAAGCCGTTGGTGGAAGATTGCGCCGGCGAAGTCGAGACATAGGTGTCGGCGCCCGAAACAAAGCGGATGCCGGCGGGATAGATGGTGCTCGGCGCCCCCGTCCCCTCGACCATGCCGCTCGCGCTCGATGCCGGCTTCTGGAAGATGCCGACGTCGGCACCATGCAGCCTGAGAAACGCAAGCGTGGCCGTCGAAGCAAACAGCTGCCGCGACAGAAAGCCCATGCGCAGCTCAAACTCATGGCTCAAGCCCGCCAGGACCTTGACGACAACCGTCACGAAATTGTTCTTGAGCGCCGTATCCGTGCCAGGAAGGAAGCGCCGGAAGGCACCGCGGATTGCGGCCGACGCCTCATCGAGCGAGCGGATTTGCCACGCCATTGATCTGCTCCCAGAACAGTTGGAATTTCTGATCGAAAGACCGCGTACCGTCGCGGCCATAGGTATTGACGACGTAGTCGACCCGGTTGGCCGGCTTGTCGACGGTAACCGTGACATCGAGCGAGGCGATCGCCTCCTGGTCTATCAGCGGCTGCAGCGCCTCGCGCACATAGTCCTCGACCAGAACGGCGGTCTCGTCCGTGATGGCCGTGCGCCGCAGCAGCCAGAGCCGCGAGCCGAGCGGACCCTCGCCGTCCTGAAGGTCGAAGCTATCACCCAGCCAGCCGCGATTGGATTCGCCGTGGCGCAGCTCGCTTTCCTCGACACGCCGGTCCGTCATCAGGTGGATCAGGATCTGCGTCGCAAGCCCTTGGCCCGCCCGGAAGTCGCCCGGTGCGGTCGGATGGTCGAGCGCGTTCAGGATCAGATCCCCCGCGAGCCCATCCCAGCCGAGATCCGGCGAACGATACGGCTCCGCCGTATCCTCGATCGAAACGATGCGGATCATGATGACCTCAGTTTGGTACGGATGTGGAAGCCGAGCCAGTCAGCACACCGCCATGGGTGTGTGTATCGCCGATGTTCTTGCCGTTATGCGTGACCTGCCCGCCCTCGATAGCAACGCCGTCCGCCGAGATCGTAAACGAGACGCCCCCCTTGCGGATGACATAGGCGCTGCCGGCAACGTCCACCGTCACCCCGTCGCCCATGACATACTTGGTGACATTCCCCGCCGCGTCATAAAGCGCGATCCCGCCCGCCGGGATATCCGCCGGCCTGTGGCCAGGGCTTTCCAGCCCCAGCACGAAAGCGACTTCCGGATCGGCAGGCGAAGGCAGCAACAGCCCCTTGGCGCCCTTGACCGGCGATGAAGCAAAGCCATGGCTTTCGATCCGATGGATGCGCGTCCAGCCATCGCCATGCGGCCCGCGACCTGAGACGAATTGCTGTCCGCCCCTGACATCCTCGCGCCCGTCATATTCGATCCGGATCATTCGTCCTCGTACTCCGCCTCGATCACGCCTGGCGCGCCATAGCCGGCGCTGGTCTTGCCGCGCGGGTTCTCGCCGCCCAGCGCCCGGGGATCGGCCAGCGAAAGAATTGCAAAGGTCTTGTCGTTCTGCTGGAAACTGACGCTCTTGATGATCATCACGCCCTCGATGCCGAGGTAATCGTCATCCACCTGCACCAGCCAGTTCGGCGACCAGAACCTGCCATTATCGTCGCGCCAGCCACTCACCGGAATGGAAGCCGTCACGCTGTTTCCCGCCGCCCGCCGCGCCTGCCATATGGCCCGCTTGCGCATCCGGTCGATTGTGCCCTCGCCTTCTTGGCTCAGGATTAGCACCCGTTCGCGCGTCACCCCGCTGTCCCTGACTTTCGTCTGCGGTCGCAGATGCTGTTTTTCGCCGCCCTCGCTCTGCTGGCCCCGGATGCGCGTCTCGCTGTAGCGCCCCTCCTCCGTGAAGCTGGCGCTGGCCCCTGGCAGGATATTCAGGCCTCGCTTCAGCGTGCCGGCATGCATGCCCTCGGGCTTGGTCGCAATCTTCAGCCGGCCCTTCGGCGTATCGTAAAGCAGGGCACCACGCGCCCGCGCCCGCCGCTCGATCGATGAGAAGCCGGACTCGCCCAGCATCAGCTTGTGCCGGATCTCGACCGGAAAGCTGGAACCATCGGTCTCGATGCCGATCCCGTAGCTGTCGAGTTCCTTGGCGATCGCCACCAGATCCTTGTTCAGGATCTCGCCGCTGGGATGGATCGCGGAAGCCTCGATCATGTCGACCGTGCGCGAGACGATGCCGATCGAAAGCGAGCGCGTTTCCTCCTGGTAGGTGGTGTTCACGTCACGCACGTATCCGGTCAGCAGCAGCTCGCCGCTCGCCGTGACTGCGGTCGGCTGTCCCGGCAGCACCGGAACGCCGGGACCAATGATCACGAACTCTCCGTTCGCAGTCCGCGCAGCCTCTTCCGCCGAAACGGACATGCTGAAGCTTGTCACCTCCGGCAGACCCTCACAGACGATCCGCTCCAGCGGCCCGGTGCTCACAGGCAAAACCATCAGCTTTCCAAAGCCTCAAAGGCAACAGGCATCAACATCGGCGAACCCACGCGGGCGATATCCACCAGTCCTTCAGCTCTGCCGGCATCGCCATAGAGCTGATAGGCCAGCACGGTCGACGGCAACGAGATCCCCGTTTCCACCCGCACCACCGGCACGGCATCCGCCGCCCGGTCGGAGACGATCCGGACCGAGGTCTCGACCAGCCGCGACACAGCGACATAAAGCGCGACATGCTCCGGCCCGAGGCCTGAGAGGATGGCGAGCGCCTTTTCACCCTTCGCCTGCACCACCTGTCTTGCTGCCCGCGCCTGAGGGCGGGAGATCCACGCCACCTGCGGCGCCGCCGTGGCGGCGATGATGGCATCGAGAAGCGTATGCAGGTCCGCAGCACCCTTGGTTTCAAACTGCGCCGGCTTGATGCCGTCGAAGGCAGAGGGCGTGAACACGCTCTCCGCCATGATCCGCGAGGCTTCCAGCCCGCCGGAAAAGAAGGCCTGCACGCTGCCAACACCGGAGGCAAGCGTCAGGTCGACGAAGCGCGCCAGGTCGATGGCATCCGAGATCACCAGGGAGCCGACCGAATACATCCAGTTGGCAACCGCTATCACGTCGCCGATCTCGTCGAAGGCTTGGATCAGCCCCGGAAAGGCGGATGCCAGCGCACCCGTCAGGATCGCCCTGACATCGCCAAGCCCGAGCACGCCGCCCGGCTGGCTCGATTCCGGGATGGCGGTGAAACCGAAGGCGACATAGCCGCGCCGGTCCTTTTCCCGCACCCGGCTGAAATTCTCGATGCGCGCCAGCCGCCCGCTGTCGATCGGCAGCACCAGCCGCCCCGGCCCCGGAGCGAGACACGCCCGCTGCAGGTTGATCGCCTGGGCGTCGCTGGCGTCGCCCAGCAGATAGGCCGTGACACTGATCTGGGGAATGGCGTGGCCCATTTCCTCCAGATAGTAGTTCAGCCCGCCGGCATATTCATGCCGGGCAATCCGCTTGCCCCCGCCGATATCGTCCAGCTCGACAAAGAAGGGCACACCGCGAAAACTCGCTCTGCGCAATGTCGCCGCCCAGTTCCGCATGGTCACCCCTTACTGCCTGCCGGTCCCGGCAGGACGCCCCGCCGCCGGCGGCATGCTGCGCCCGGTATTGGCATTGACGCCCGTTCCGCCACCAGCCGCGAAGTTGCCGAGCCTGTTGATGGAAGAGACCACCGAGAGCAGCTTGTCGGCAACGCGCTCAAGTGCGGAAGCCGCCTGCTCCCCGCCCTCTTTCAGCCTGCTGCCGGCCTCTTGACTCTGTGTCTTCAGCTCGTCCCCCAGCCGCAGCGTGTCAGCTCCGGTTTTCTCAAGCTGGTCAAGATTTCTCATGATGCCGGCGAGATCGGGATTGACCTGATCTGGCCTGAGGGAGCTACTGCCTGCAGGATATTGCAGGGACTTCTGCCCTTGCCCGTAAATGCGGTACTGGTCGATCAGCGCCTTGCGCTGCCGGTCTGTAAGGTCGAGCCGATCACCTGGCATAGGCCCTTCGGCGGGCAAGTTGTATGGGTCCAGATTGCTGCCGCCGCCCGGGAACTCCATGTCCTGAGGGCGCACGATGCGCTGCCCCTGCCGCCCTGTCGATGGCCGGTTCTCCTGGCGGATGTAACGGTTCGTCGCAACCAGCCGCTCGATATAGTCGGAGACGTCAGCGATCTCGCCTCGCCCCACCATTTCCAGCGCCGATTGATAGGCCATGTTGAACTGCCGGCGGGAAACACTCCCGCCTTCCGCTTCCGCGAAGCGCTTGTAGAACCACTCTTCCTGCTGTCCACGCTCGGCCGGAGACATGTTCTCCAGCGCCTTGCCGCGTGCGCGCGCTCCACCAAGCTCTGCGTTGATCGCCTTCGCCGCATCTGTGAGGGCGGGCAGGATCTTCTCGCCGATATCAGTTGCGATCACGTCGAAGTTGTTCCGCATGATTGTCATCTGCGAATTGAACAGCTCGAGCTTCTTGACCTGCGCGTCCACAATCGAACTTGAAGGCGCCGCCACATGCTTGCGTGCCATCTCCAGATTGCGGCGCATCTCCTCGGAGCCCGACACAAGCCGCATGATCTCGTCGTCGAAACCCTCGCCCAGCAGGGCGCCGAGCAGGCTGGCGCG